TTTAATCGCGGGCAACCCAGAAAAGGAGTATATACTTGGTATAGACCCCAGCTTTAGCAACAGCCCTAGTTCTGACTATTTTGCGATGTCGCTTCTTGAGCTAGACGAAGGGTCGTATACCTTGGTACATTCATACGCTGTCGCAGGAGGCGACCTAAAAAATCATATCAAATATCTTTTTTACTTATATAAAAACTTTAATATCAAGATGATAATTATTGATAATGCCGGATATCAATTTATCGATAGTGCTAATGAGTCTGAAATATTTAGAGAAGCTGGACTAGAGATTAAGTTTTTTGACTTCAACACAGAAAAGCAAGGCGTGGCTTATGATCAAGAACTTAAAAAAGTTAAAAGATTTTATAGCCCCAAAGATAACGTAGTTTGCTTTAAGCAAGTGTTTAGTTCTGATTTTTTAAGAAATGCTAATGAATATTTGCAATCTTGTATAGACCATAAGAAAATATTCTTTGCTTCTAGAACTGCTGCATCAGGCAGTTTCTTCTCAAGGTTATCATCCACTAAGATACCGCTAAAGTTAACTCACTTTAACGATATAGGAGAAATGATAGAAACTCAGGATGACTTGGTCTATCAAACTAAGAAACAATGCGCGCTAATTGAAGTTAAGTCTACTGCAAAAGGTACGCAAAGTTTTGACTTGCCACAACATCTTCGTAGAAGCAACTCTGCCAACCGCGCAAGAAAAGATAATTACACAACATTAATGTTGGGGAATTGGGCCGTGAAAGCATATAATGATATGAGGAATGTGAAAGTTGAAGAAGTTAACGCGACTTTTGTTCCAAGAATGATTGATTAAGTGTAATTTAAAGTTAAAATGGCAGTTAAGAGAAAAGCTAAGAACGAAAACACCGCTAACGAACCACTAATGGCTGGCGGAGATTTGATTGAGACTGTCGCTTCTACTAGATCGCGGCGTAATAAGGCCGGATCTATTGAGCGGACCGATAGATATAGAAATATTGATGATGGCATCATTCCGTTCAGATACTCTCAAGGAGTAACAAATAACTCTAGTCTAGACATTAGAGACACTATAATTTTGTGTCAGAAAGCTTACTATAATTTTTCTGTTTTTAGAAATACTATTGATCTAATGACAGAGTTCTCTATGAGCGAGATCTACTTTACTGGAGGGAGTAAAAAAGCAAAAGATTTTTTTGATGCGCTTTTAAAAAAAATAAATATTAATAATTTACAAAGTAAGTTCTTTAGAGAGTACTACAGGTCTGGTAATGTTTTTATTCATAGATTTGATGCAAATGTTACTCAGTCGGACATAACTAGAATGACTCAAACTTTTGGGCTTACCTCGAACGCATCTTTTACAATACCTGCTAGATACATAATTTTAAACCCCGCCGATATACAGATCTCAGGTAATATAACTTTCGCAACCGGAGAGTTCAGAAAGATACTTTCGGACTATGAATTAGAAAGACTTCGCAACCCAAAAACAGAAGAAGATAGACAAGTATTAGAAAGCCTAGATCCAGAAGCTATAAAACAGATTAAAGGTCAAGGGGGCAGAAAGCCCGGGTATAATGCGGTATCTATTCGCCTACCTATGGACAAAATGACTGCTGTTTTCTACAAGAAGCAAGATTATGAACCTTTCGCGGTACCGATGGGTTATCCTGTTTTAGAGGACATTAACTGGAAGCAGGAAATGAAAAAGATGGATATGGCTTTAACTAGAACCACGAATCAATCTATTCTTCTTGTTACTATGGGGGCAGAGCCCGAGAAAGGTGGAGTGAATCAAAAGAATCTTCTGGCTATGCAGAAGCTATTTGAAAATGAGTCTGTAGGACGTGTTCTTATTTCTGATTATACAACTCAAGCAAAATTTGTTATTCCTGATATCGCTGGTATTCTTGATCCTAAAAAATATGAAGTATGTAATCATGACATACAAATGGGATTAAATAATATTCTATTGAGCGACGAAAAGTTTGCTAACTCTAGTATAAAAGTTCAAGTATTTATGGAAAGGCTAAATGAAGGCAGAAAAGTTTTTATTAATGACTTCCTAATTCCAGAAATAAAAAGACTGTCTAAAGAGATGGGTTTTAAAAATTACCCTACTCCAAATTTTGAAGATTTAGATTTAAGAGATAATTCTATTTACGCAAGAGTTTATAGCAGGTTGATTGAGCTAGGCGTACTAACACCAGAAGAAGGCATACAGGCCATCGAATCTGGGCGCATGCCAACTATGGAGGAATCTGTGGAGTCTCAGCAAAAATTCAGAGTGTTAAAAGACGATGGATTATACGAGCCCGTCCTAGGTAATAAACCTCCAAGAGATTTGCCGAAAGATAAAGCTAAACCAGTGCCTCAGCCCAAGGGTAGACCTGAAGGTACTGGTAGGCCAAAAGAAACAGACACTAAAAACCCTGTTGGCTTAACTGCAAGCAAACAAACTAGATTTAGTTTAAGTAAGGTAAGAGATAACTTAAATTTAGCAGATAAACTCAATTTAGAAGTTGAAGCTTCGCTTAGGCAGCTACACAATCGTAAAAGATTGAATAAAGGTCAAAAAGAAATAGCTCAACAAATTTCTAATATTGTTATACATAATGAGGACCCAGAAAACTGGTTAGCTAAAGCTGGTAGATACGCTGCTGAACCGATAGATAGAAATGAGGAAAGAGTAAAAGAAATACAATCTATTGCTTACGAGCATCAAGTAGATGATTTTCTAGCTGGTATACTTTATTGTAGTAAGTATGATGGAGACTAATGTCAAGGATAATTTACAACGCGGAAGGTCTTTTTGTAGGGCCATCGGGTTCTAACTTCCTAGATTATGTAGGAGGAGAACCTCATGACAGTTACGCTAATCCTTTAACCACCCACAACTTAATAAAACAGATAGACAGAGTACAAGCTTTGTCGTATGACATATCTGTTCCTCATACTCAAGTCACGCAATTTAATACTAGGTCTGTTGTAAGTAGGCCTATAATAAATGCACCTGAAGTAAGTTTTTCTTTTTCGTATCTTGTTTCAGATGTATCTAACGAAGCTAAGATGGGGCTATATGTGAACTACGCTCAATTTGAGCAGCCTCATGCTGGGGCGCCTTTCTTTTCTAACAATACCGGACAAAGTTTAATATCAGGGTTTGCAGCAGAAGACGAAACTAATAAACAACATTATGAAGAAGGGACCTCTGATCCTTATTTTCCAAATCAGTCTTTTAGAGATAAGAAAAATTACTACCTTGCAGTTAGGTCGGATAAAGAAGATTTGTATACTGGAGCTAACTTAGAGGACTTGACGAAAAGAGATAACCAAGACTTTGTAGACATTGATGCGCCAAATCATAATTTAATATCTTTTGGCCGCTGCTATATGAACTCATATTCCACAGAAGCTTCTGTAGGAAATTTCCCACTAGCGAATGTTTCTTTTGTAGCTGAGAATGTTATGTTCGAAACTAGTGGCAGCGGTTTTTTAAGCCCTATGATAGAGCCCAAAAGCGGTAATCAATTTAACAATTTAAATTCTGTGCTGCCTAAAAGACAAAGCAGAAACCCTATATCTGTTGTTCGGCCGGGAGATATAAATTTTACTACTGATTCTTTTTCTGGGCTGGGTATTGATTTTGCTAATCTACATTTAGAATCTTATATCATATCATTCGACATACCTAGAGGGGCAGAAACTAATCTAGGGCACAAGTTTCCTATTAGTAGAAAAGTAAATTTTCCCGTGCCTGTTCAATTAAGCATCAACGGAATCGTTGAAAATATGAACTCAGGATCTTTAATAGATTTAGTTAATCTAAATCAAGATTATGATTTTTCTATAACTTTAAGTATGCCTAGGAATTGTGATACTCCATCCACCGGAGAACCGATACAGGCAGGCAGCACTACATTTGAAAACAGAGATGAGCCTTTAATAAAATATTCTTTTAACAAGGCTAAACTAGATGCTTTTAATTACGACACGACTATTGGTGATAATAAAAATTTCTCAGCTTCTTTTAGTACAGAGCTAGACCCAGATGATTTAACCAGAGGGTTTTTTATTAGCGGGCTTTTAGGGGACAGAAAACTAGAAGACTTTCACCTACTAGAGACAACTGATGCCATGGACGGCGGCACAGGAGACTTTGAAAGGTTCCATTTAGAACTAGAAGAATCTAATGGATTGTTGGTAGACAACTACATACCATTGTACTAAAAAGTGTATAATAATATAGGAATAAGGAATGCCAAATAAAAAGATATCTCAGCTTTCTACGATTTCTCCGGTACCAACTGGAGGACTTATGCTAGTTTCTAATGGTGGAGTTAGTAGGAGCGCAACAGTAAAAGATGTTGCAGAGGCTATAACTGACTCTGTCACCACGTTTACAGGCATGTCCGACACTCCAGATGCCATCAGCGGAAATATGTTTGTCGTTGGCAATCCCGGAGGAACAGAATTAATTTTTACAAAAAACCTAAATTTAGGAACAGGAACTTTTGTAGAAACTTCGCAGACTGGCGATTTTATAGATACTTCAGACACTGGAAATTTTATAACCTCAGCAGATACAGGTATACTTGTAGGTGTTAATCAAACAGGTAATTTTTTAACAGAGCAGAGTAAAAGTGGTACTTACTCAACTCAGTTTGATATAACAGTACAATCTATAGATGGCGGCAATAGATATTTATTAAGTGAGGTAGTAGATGGAAGTCATGCTGCAACCTCTCAAGTAGATCGATTAGTAATAAATCTGCAAAGAGGTAATACTTACAAGTTCAGAAGTAGTGCTTCCGCAGCGAGTCATCCATTTCATATTGTGACCGGGGGAGTAGGAGGGAACTACAATCATGAGTACACAAGTGGCGTAACAAACTCAAGGGCAGCTGGGGCGGGGCAGAGTCTTATCTTTAGAGTCCCTCAAGGGGCTCCGGCAACATTGGGTTATCAGTGTGGATTGCATGCTAACATGGGCAGCACTATAAATGTCTATGATAATACGGGTAACCTAGTCGATACTTCTATGACTGGGGTATTTTTAACTTCGGTGGACACAGGTATTCTTGTCGGAATAAATCAAACTGGTAATTTTGTAGATACCTCTATTACAGGAAACATATTAGTAGGAAAAGAAGAGACGGGAGTTTTTCCAACGGGCGAAGGCACTAGTGGCTATTTCGCCAAGTGGATAGAATCTGGAGTATTGACCACAGGGTTAGTATTAGAAGACAACGCAAGTTTTCATCCCTATATTGATAAAAACTTAGGTAAATCAAATAAGAGATGGGGTAGGCTTTTTTGCAAAACTGTAGATGCCGTAAACGATGGATTTACTTTCATAGAATCAGAAACCACTAGCGCCACAAGCAGGGCAGTTGTTAGGTCTGTAAATAGCGATGGAAACTATTTAAATTTAAGAGCTGCTTCTACGGGAGATTCAACTTTAAATATCGGGTCAGGTCACTACGCTATTTATGGTACGCAGTCTGGCAAGAAGATGTTTATAGGTAATCAACAAGATATAAACTTTCATGCTTCTTCTCAATCTATAACTAGCAGCGGTATTTCTTTTATAGCACAATTTTTAAAGACTGGGCATATAAAACTAAATGAAAAAGTAACTTTTAGTGATGCCTATACATTTCCAACAAGCGATGGGTCTGCGAAAAATTTCTTGGCTACGGACGGAGCTGGTAATATATCATTCTCTGGAGCAGCAGGTATAACGGGTGGCTTGGCAGCGTCTTTTATAGAGCTTGACGACACGCCTTCTTCGCTAGGATCTGCCGGGCAAGTCGTGGCAGTAACCGCGGACGGTAATAGCTTAACTTTTTCTGGCATCAGCCCTGCAGGTGGAGATGCTTTCACAGGAAACTTTTTAGATTCATTAACAGATACTCCATCCACTTATGCTGGTAATGCTGGTAGTATCGTAGTTGTCAAGACTGGTGTTGATGGATTAGAGTTTAAGGCTTCTGGAGATTTCGTTGGTGCTTCTGAGACTGGAAATTTTGTAGACACAGCTTCTACAGGAATCTTAGTTGGCACTAATCAAACTGGCGAGTTTGTAGATAAAACTACAACGGGGAGTCTTTTGGTTGGCATTAACATGACAGGAAACCTTGTTAGCACTGCCATGACAGGAAGTCTGGTAAGCACAAGCATGACAGGGAATAGTTTGTTAGGCTCAGATTTTTCGGGGACAATTACAAGTCAGGTTGATTCTGGTATATACTCAGATTACTCTGCGGAATATAATGTTAACATAAATACTAGCGCAAACGCTATACAAATTATAGAGACTAGTCCTTTAAATTCTGGCCAGCGTGAAGTTTTAACTAAGCCAGAATTAGTCTTACATAAAGGTAACACTTATAAATTTAATATTACAGGCGGAACTGGAGTATTTTTTGGAATATCTACAGGACTGAATGAATATAATAACGTTGCTTTATTTAATTCTGGCCAAGACGAAGTCGGCGTCGCTAAAGGTATAACAGAAAGCTACTTTTTCAGAGTCCCACAAGATGCGCCTAAGTACTTGGCTTACAATGCCTTTAGTACAAGGACGCCTTCTATAGCTGGCCATGGTCTTAATAATATGGGAAATCTTATTAAGACTTCAGATGACGCAGTAAAGGTTGTGAGCGGTGTTCATTCTGGAATACATTGGGATAGTGGAAATATTCAGTATGTTACTATAGGTACCGGGTCTTCTGTCCCTAGTAGTGTAGACTTTTTATTCCATAGCGTAAAAGAAGGCGAAACACTTAAGATGTACATTCAGAATAAGCATACTTCTGAGATGAACTGCAACTTTGTATCAGGCAGCCCTAACCAAGTATTTACTCCTACTACAGCAAACGGCGATAACGCCTTCCCAACAGTGGGTGCTGGCAAAACTAATTTCTACGAGTTCACAAGAATACATACTGGTATATTTGTTCAGTATAATACAGGTTACATTTACTAATATATGTCTTACCGAAGATACGCAGGTGATAGGTTCGCAGGGCCGACTGGCGTACCAACTAGTTTTCCGTTGGACGTGGCAGACGGAGCTATACTTGTTACTTCTGGGGACAATAGCGTTGATCAAGCTTTATATGTAAAAGTAACAGGTAGTTGGCAGCAAGTTGTTCAAACTGGCGTGGTCATGCAGAACATGACTGGCGTTCTTGTTGCCAAAAGCGAAACAGGAATATTTCAAACTGTAATTAATACTGTCCATGAGACAGGCGTTACCGTAAACGCATCTACTGATTCTTTTGTTTTGACAGGGGTAGACAGTATTTATAATATAGATGGTTTAAATTCTGGAGATGTGGCTAATGCTCACAATCAGCAAATCCAATGTTACGTAGGTGGTGTTTTGCAGATGCCTTTTAACTATAGTTTATCTAATGCTTTAGGCGGAACTGGTAATCCAACCGTGACTTTTAGTGAAAATTTATTTTCTGGGGTTAATGTTGATTTTATTTATTCGTCGACAGCTTAGGTAAAATCAGTGTAATAGATTTTGGTATGAAAGCACTTTCAGGCAAAAAAACTTACTTTACCGCTGGTGCAGCGGTTTTGACGGCTCTCGGCGCATATTTCGCTGGAGAGGTAGATCTGCAGACAACTATATCTGC